AGCCGGGGCGGATGATGTTTTCCTGACCGGCGGGTCCGAGGTCAGTTTGGCCTCGATCTTACCGATCTCTCGTGCCTGCAAGATGGGCGATAGCTGGGAAATCCTTGCGGCCTCTTTCGGATTGCTCCCGAGCCAATAGATGACATCGGGTCCGATCTCGGACGCCTGAATTGTCTGGGCCATCACATCGGTTACAGGAAGGTTCGGGTTATAGGCGACTTGTTCAAAGTCGGCATATTTGTCCCGAGCGGTTTCCTCTAACTCTTGATAGGCTTCGACGACAGCCGCTTGCTGTTTCGCAGCCTCTCGTTGGGCCAGAAGTTCATGGGCCTTACGCTCAGCCAATGCCTCGGCATATTGCTGAGCCGACTCATAATCATTCGGGTCCGCCAGAGGGGCTACGGGTTTTGGAGTCTGTGACTCCGCAAGCCGCTGCTCTCTTTCCCACTTACGCTGTTCTCTTGCGAGGCGTTTGCCGACGATGGCGTCCAACTCTTCCTGAGTGAACGTTTTCGAAGGCTGCTGTTCCTCCGGCGTCGTCTCAACGGTTTCCGGCGCTGCCGTAGCTTCCGGTTCCGGCGCGGGGTTGATCTCCGCTACAACCTGTTCATCACTCATTTTCACCTAGCTTTCCGGCCAGTCGGTTGATGTTTATATACTATTAAGCGTGGCCTTGGTCAACAGACGCCGCTTCCGCTGCCTTGACCGCCGCCTCGCCCTGTTTTTTAATTTCCATAATTAGCTCTGCAACCTCTGCATATGGGCGCTGCCCAAGGGCGTTTAAAACAAGGTTCCATGCTTGCGCGGGTAATTCGATTGCAATCTTGTCCATTTACCTTCTCCAAGGTGTATCTGCCCGGTGGAGAACAGCGCGGGCCGAGCAGACAACCTCCCGCGCCGATTTTTACGCCCACGGCAGCGCCGGACGCGCTATTGGCGGGTTTTTTTCACTCTCAATTTGCTTGTCGAGGGTAGCGTCAAGATCAGCAACCCGTTCCGTACCCATAGCATCCTCAAGCCAACCTTCGACCTGTGCTTTGGTGATCTGGGCGAATGGCGTGAAGGGGGCATTCGGGACCAAGGCAACTACTTGCGAACCGTAGACATCAGCCATGTGCGTGCCGTCGGTTGCCTGACGCCGCCAGTGGACGGTGAAGACAACGTCGGTGTGACCTTCGTACTGAGGGTAACATTCGAGCTGTGAGATTATCCATGTGTATGTGTTTGCCATGTTTGACCTTATGCCGCTGTGTTGGCGAGAAGATAATAAACTGTGCCGTTAACGCGAATAGCTATGCGGTGGGTTGCGGCCGCAGTCGCGTTAGCATTAACCACAGTACCTTGTGTATAGAGAGATAGCATTGTGTTTCCTGAAGACAAATTAGACGAATAAAGTGTAATTGTGGAGGCTGGCGAAGCTGTAGCCGCAGTCCCATTTGCAATCGTCAAGCAGCTCGTCCCTGTTGTCGGAGACGAAGTTGTTCCGATAAGAACATTACCGTTATTTTCAACGCGCATACGTTCTGCGCCAGTAACGACAAACTGAAGCGCCGCAGGTATAGTTCCTGCGGTTGCATCTGCAACTTGTAGCGCGGTAATCAACGCCCCTGTTATTGCTGCGTTAGTTGTGTCTCTACCTTGAAAAGTAAAACTACCTAAATTATCCCCGTTTAGCGAAGTCGTATTGCTTGCGCGTCCTTTCACAAACACAAAATATGGCCCGGACGCGTCAGCCGAAGAATTTGTAAGTGTTATTTGCGGTGAAAATGACGAACTAGACGTAGCAGAATAGTTGCCATTTGTTACCGATATATTACCGGTGAAACTCGGCGTAGTTATGCTAGGGCTAGTAGAAAAAACAAGATTTGTGCTTGTTGTTCCGGTCGCACCGGAAGCAGTATATCCAGTTATATTGTTAAACGCTGTTATACTGGCGGAAGACGCGTTTGTGCCGCCATTTGCAACTGGAAGAACGCCTGTTACGCCAGCAGTCAAACTTATCTGGGCCCAAGACGACACGCCAGATCCATTTGTCGTAAGCGCATAGTTTGCGGTGCCCGCCGTTGTCGGAAGCGTCAAGGTCCATGCCGCAGAAGTGCTGTTAGACGATTGAAGCGTGACGGGCCACGCGCCTGCGGCTGTGTTGGCAAGAACAAGCGATCCTTGCGATGTTTGTTGAACGCCGGTAGTGACCGCTCCATTCAGACTAAGCGCACCGGACTTATTAACGGCAAAACTGGCGGTTGTGGCCCCGCTGACAGTAAGATCGAGCAGATTAGAGCTGGCGCTGGAAGCCGTATTTGTAACGGCCATCTTGATACCGGCAAAGGTTGTGCCTGCGGCGTTCCATGTGTCGGTAAGATTATAGATGTAAGCCATTACGCCCTCGCCTCGATCTCAATGCCGGCCCTGTCCAGAATCGGCACATTAAACCTGTCAAAGATAGTCTGTGACGGAATTGGCCCTGAACCGCCCTCACCAACCGCAGGCATAAACGGCCCCAATCCCGCTTCATACGTTTCCGGATAGCTTTGTAGCTGCGGCCGAAGCCGCATTTCATCGCCAAATATGGAGCGGAATCGTATGGTCATGCGTAGTAGCTAATGTTTAGCTTGGCGCTGGCGGTTTCTTGTATGAATTTGATTTTGTTAAAGTCACCGTCATAGCTGAGCGATGCCCCAACAAAGATCGGCATACCGACGCTTGCCGTCGGGTCTGTGCCGTCATCGCGCCAGCGCACGTTCTGCGTTTCCGGCACGATAAGCGCCAATGTAGCGCCCTGCGGCGGTGTTAGACCGGCGGCGGAACTAAGAGATGTGATCTGCTGATACCCCAAGCAGACAGTCGTAGATTTCAGACCCATGATGCCCTCTTAGGCTAGGAACTTCAATTTATACAGCGTGCTAAGGTATAAGCCAACTATCTCATCGATAGTGTTCTGGATGGCCGTATCTTCCTTGTCGCACACCTTATACCGCATATTCTCAACTTCTTTCAGCGAATCTTCAAGAAATTCAACCACATTCCCGGTCTTTTTGGCCGAATGAAGCGTAATTGGCCCAATCAGGCCGTGCCGCCCCTGATATTGTTCGGCCAAATCGTCCGCGAGGTCGATCACCTTGTCATAAAACCCGCCGAGAGCCTTATGCTTGGCATAAGACCGAGTGTTTAGATGCACGCTATGACTGACATCGCGCGCAAGGAAGAGATGCCCAATCAAATCCGCGCAACTCATTGTTCAATCCCCGGTAAAGCCTGCGCCGGCGGCATGTTTGGCACGATATCGCCCATATCAATAGCCGCCGCGATGGTGCCCTGCACGATATCCTGTATCTGCTCGGGCGTCATATTTGCCTGCGTGGCCTGAATCCGTTTCGTCTCAGCTTCATAGGCCTTGATCTGGCTGTTCTGCTCGTCAATCGCCAGTTTCTGCATCTCATAACTGTTCATAAGCTGCTGAATCTGGGCGGTTGTCTGCTCCATAGCCTGCGCCATCTGCTCCATCTGCTGGCGCATAACCTGTGCTTCCGGCGAGTCGTCCGTGTTTTCAAGCACTTTCGGGTCGAGCATCTTCTCAAACCGCTTGGCCATCGTCTCCGAGCCCGGCCAATCCATATTCTTGACGAACAGGTCGCCCGCAACGCTCCAAAGCGCCGGGTTGGTCTGGAGGATCTGGCCCATGGTGTCCATGGCCTCCTGCTTACGGGTCATATAGCTGGGGCCGGAAGCAACCTGAACGTCGTAGGTGCCGACATTCGGGTTATAGATCTTCATAATCTCAATGCCCTGCTCGTCGACGATCTTGCGCACCGCCTCCGGCTGGGCCGGATTTATGCGCGCCATGCCGACTTCGCCCTCAACATTGATAATACGGGCGACGCGCTGCGTGTCGTAGATCTTCGGAATCAGATCGACCAACTGACGAGCCACGTATTTGATCGCCCGCGCGAGGTTGTCTACGTAATGATACGTTGACGTGTCGCCCTGCCGTTCCCGTGCCAATATAGCGCGACCCGTTCTTTCGTTACTGGTCGCACCAATACTACTGTCGTATTGACCCGTGGTTGATTTAATGTCTTCGCCAGCACCCATTTTCGCCTGTATGAGGCCGGTTTGCGCCAGAGGCGGCTGAGCGCGCTCGGGCAACGGCAGAGGGCTTCCAGCTCCGTCAGTAACATCCGGGTTGACCTCCAGATACGGCCAGTTGTTTGTATTGGCCGTTTTCCATTGCATTTCATAACCTTCAAACTGGCCGCCATAGCCAATGAAGGGTGCTTTGGGGGCCAGAGCCAGCATTTCTGCTTCCTGACTGACCCAATAGTTATACATGCGCTGGGCGTCTTTGGCGTTGCGCACCAGTCCGGAGATATAAAGCTGCCCGTCGACCTCGAACTCGTTGCCGACGACGCGGATGACAGGGATGTATTTGCCCGCCCACTCGCGCTCCTCCAGCACCTCATAGCCGTTGGTCTTGATCCACATGACCCGGCGGCGGTCGCTCTCACGCGAGCGCAGCGGCTTGCCATAGGCTGACATTAGCCGCTTGTCCTCCGGCGTGCCTTTGAACGCCGTGATATTATCCGGGTAAAGGTTCAGCGTCGCCTTTTTATGCTCGACGTAGAAATACTCAGCGATGCGGACAGTCTCCTGACTGACCCACATGCTGAGCGTCTGGTCGCCCACACCCTGAGACATCATGCCTGTAACAGGCGTGGCGTCGGGGTATAACCTTTCATACTCTGCTTTAGGAATGTCTTCCGTAATAAAGCACCATTCCGCGTCCTGCCCGCAGGGATCCTGAATCATCGGGTCCATGTAGACGCTGAAGCTGCTGCGGACGCGGCCAATGCGGATGTCCTGATCGAAAGAGTCTTCCTTGCAGTATTCCGTCAGAATGCGGATGTAGCCCTCGCCGTAGACCACCTGATTATCGCAGGCGGTGTCATAGGCCACGTCGGCATCGGACATATACTCAATGTGCCGCACAATGCCGTCGAAGATCTCGGCGACCTCCGGGTCGGCGTTTTCGTCCGCCGGGATGACCCGCGCAGTCGGACGGTTCTGGCGCTGCTCGTTAGTTACGAGCCTGACGTGCTGCGGCAGCTTGTTGATTGTCAGGCACGGACGCGCGTTGATCGTCTGGCCCTGCACCGCGCCTCGGGTCGCCAGCACATCTGCCGGCCACTGCCAGGCATTATCAGGGCTTCCGGCCATGAACCGGAGATCGTCCAGCTCGTCTTCTCTTGAGTCAGAATAGGCCGCTTGGGCAACGGTAAACCGGTGCCTCATCACAGCCAGACGGTCGTCGTCCGGGTTGTCGGATACTTTGCCGGCAGCTACAACGTCGTCACTTGCCACAAGACTTGCCCTTCTTGGCCGCCGCGCGTTTAGTCGAGTAGGCAATGGCGACGGCCTGCTTCTGGGGCTTTCCGGCGGCCATTTCTGTCTTTACGTTCTTGCGAAAGGCGTTCTTTGAAGCTGACTTTACGAGCGGCATTACTTCTTCCTCGTTTTGGCTGACTGTTTGAACGCTTTGGCGGTCGGTGCGCCTTCAGCGCCCGGCTTGCGCATCTTCTCTCCCGATCCGGCCTTGATGCGCGCGCGTTTGGCGGCAATATTGGCGTAGAGCCCCGGTTTTTTTACGGGCATTTCCATCTCCGAAGACTAGCCTTTGCGCGCTCGCCGTTCTTGGCTTTAGCTGCCACGGCAGACATTCTTGCACAAAATGATTTCTTGCGCCCCTCGTCCGCTTTCGTTTTGGGATTAGGCGCAGGTGGCTTCAGCTTGCTGCCAGTGGCTGCATTATATTTCCGGCGACCTTTGGCTGTGAGGCCAGCCCCGGCCTTCGTCGACAGCTTCTCGCCACGACCGACTGATAGAGAAACCATCTAATGCCCCATCCATCCTGAAGAAGCTGCGTTGCCACCATACGTCATACGCGGTCTGTTGTCCATCGGCCTTGCCTCCCGGTGAGCCACGGGGTAGGCGAAAGTTATAGCGATAGCGTCGGCCGCGTCGGGCGAGGCCAGCCCTCTGGCCTTCATGTCCTTCTTGCTCTCCAGAAAGATAGTTCCCTTGCTGTCCGGTTTCATCATCGGCCCGGTCAGGTCAGACTTCAGAAAGCGGTCCTTCGGGATGCTGGCCGTCTTCAGCCACTCCTTCATCGCGCCCCACATCTCGGCCCGTTTATTACCATACATCAGCGGCTTGACAGATTTCTGACCGAAGTTCACCCCGCGCACCTTGTAGCGCTGCTCCTTCAGCCGGTCGACGACGCCCGCGCCCAGACCGCCCTCGTCAATGACCACCAGCGCCGGCCTGAACTCCTCTATGGCGTCGATGACGCGCCCCACCACCTCCATGGTGTCGTCGCCCCGGTAGCGCCGGATAGCGATGATGTCCCGGCCCTGCCTTACCGCGATGACCGTCGCATCCGCCCCGAACCGCGCCGGGTCCACACCCACGATGATCGGCGCAGATGGATCCTTTGACGGCGTTCGCGCCATGGCTTCTTCAGCGAGCATGGTTCCGATGAACTGATCGTCTGAGGCGTTGGGGAACTCTCCGTAGACCTCGACGTGGGCTGCGCTGCTGTCAGGGCCGTATTCATCGATAATCTGTTGATAAACGGCCTTGTCAGTTCCCTCCACGCTTCGGGCGTCAACAGTCTTTGTTCGCCAGAACTCTCGCTTGGAGTTGAAGCATTCGTAGAAATATCCTGAGTTACGGCGGGGGTTGCTGAAAGCAAGCCAGAACCGATTAGGAGTATTTTCAGTAAAGAAGCCCGCCGCCACTGACCAGATCGCGTCATCTATGCCACTCGCTTCATCGAACACGAGCATGACGCCCGCGAAGTTATGCACGCCCGCGTAGGCGTCCGGGTTCTCTGCCGACCACAGCCGCCCCTCGACGCCCCAGTAGCGCGTGCCCAGCTTCAGATCGCGCTCCACAAGCTCGGCTATCCATTTGGCCGGCAGCACTCGCGTCGCGCTCACCTCGAACCAGTGGCTGTGCAGGGACATGCTGAGCCACTTCGTAATCTCGGCCCATGTGACGCTGCGGAGCTGGGCTTCCGAGTTGGCCGACACGATGGTTGTCGACCCTATCCGGGTCGTCAGCATCCAGATCACCAGCCAGCTTACAAGAGCGGACTTACCGATACCGCGCCCTGAACTGGTAGCCATCCTGAATGTTTGGAAATCTACGCGGCCGCCGTTGGCCTTGATGTGGTCCCTTAGCTCGACCAGCACTTCACGCTGCCATTTGCGCGGGCCGCTGTGGCCCTCCAGAGGCGTGCCGGGCTTACCCCAGGGGAAGGCCAGCCTCACGAACGTCAGCGGGTCGTCCTTCACCTGCGACGCCCATAGCGTCGCCATCAGCTTCTGCTCGTCCGTCGCTGAGAAGATCGGCGCTTGCATCTATAATAATCCCTTCGATGACGCGCTGCTTCGCCTCTTCCAGCGCCGCCGTAATAGATATGGTCTGGTTGACCTCGACCTGCACGGACTGCGGCGCGGTCCACTTATGCGCGAACTTCAGCATGTCCATCGCCGCTTTGGTGTCACCGGAGCGGGCCGCCTTCATCATTACGTCGGCCAGCTCAGCCTCGCCGTCAGCGCGCCCCTTCGTCTCGGCATACTCCGCTATCGGGTCCAGTTGCACGAGCGCCCGATACTCGTGCGGCGTCAGCCCGGCTGCCAGCGCCATG